CCTGATCTACACAACCTGCCTGAAGCGTATCGTCGGATGTACGAAGCGTTGGGCGTGCGGGATATAGACAGTATTTTGGTGGCTCCCGAGCTTGCCTCGCCTCAACCTAAAGACCCCGCGCAAGAGAATGTGGACGCTTTGGACGGTATCGAGCTTAAAGCTTTTGAGGGACAGAATCACAATGCGCACATTGCGGCGCATTTAGTGTTTATGGCCTCTGGTGTAGTGCAAGCAAACCCTCCAGCGGCGATTGCTTTGCAGAAACACGTCATGGAACATATTAAGCTGTTGGCTAAAGAGACTGTGATGACTAATTTTATGGCCCAGAGCCAAGGTCAGGAGCCAAACGAAGAGCAAATTATCCAGATTGAAGCGGATATATCGCAATTTATTGCCGAAAAGATAGCCGAAGTGCGAATGCAGAGCCAAAATATTATGAATCAGGGTCAAGGCGAAGGTCCTGATCCGTTGATTGCGCTCAAAGAGCAGGAATTAGGCATCAAAGAGCAGAAAACCATGGCAGATATTGCCAATGATCAAGGGAAACTCAATTTAGAGCAGGAAAAAGTCAATCAGCGTGACCGACAGTTCTATGATCGCTTGGATTCGCAGGAAAAACAGACCGAACAACGCATCAATGCGTCAAATATGCGCGAAGATATGCGCTTACGTGAGAAACTAGGAGAAACACCATGACAGGTAAAGTAAAAATACACGGTGCACCACCCCGTAACCCTCCCAAAGCAACCAATCGGGAGGTTATTAAGGATCAGGGCAGCGTTCCTTTTGGTAATTACAAAGAAATCCCCACTCCTAACACTGCAAAAGGCACAGTTACTACTGGAACGTGCCGTGGTATGGGTGCGATGCTTCGAGGCGGCAAATTTACAATCAATTAGGTGATCTATGCCCCTCAAAAAAGGCAAAAGTAAGAAAACAGTAAGCTCGAACGTGAAAAAATTACGTGGCGAAGGCTATCCACAGCGGCAAGCAGTGGCAATAGCGTTAAATACTGCGGGAAAAAGTAAAAAAAGGACTCGCAAACGCTCGTAGATATACTATCATACGCAATAATATGTGATAAATGAGGTATATTATTGTGGATGCGATTAGTATTGTGCAATTCGTTCAAGGCGCAATTAGAGATAGGCGGGAAGGTGTACACGCCTGTTTAGAAGGGAACGGAATTAAAGACATGGAGCAGTATCAACACTGCATGGGTGAATTGAACGCATTATCAGCTATAGAACAGGAACTCTCGGACCTGCTAGAAAAACAGGAGCAAATAATATGAAGTCATCTGTAGGATCGGTCACCGTACCCGACGAAACGCCCCCCTCAAAAGTTGTGCAAAACAGTTATGTTAGTGCTGATGAGCGGGTTTTAGACCCCACCAAGCTAGATTTATCAATGGTAGAGCGAATGCCCCAGCCCTCTGGTTGGCGCATTTTGGTTTTGCCATATCGGGGTAAAGGACAAACAGACGGAGGGATTTTGTTAACAGATCAGACTTTAGTTGAGGATCAGTTGCAAACAGTCGTAGGTTACGTGGTCAAAAAAGGTCCATTAGCTTACCAGGATAAAGAGAAGTTTCCTTCAGGTCCTTGGTGCGAAGAGAAACAGTGGGTTATTTTTCCTCGCTATGGCGGCACTCGTTTCAAGATTGAAGGTGGTGAAGTACGGATTATTAACGATGATGAAGTAATCGCTACGATTGCTGATCCAGATGATATTTTAAGCTTGTAGGAGTAACCCATGGCAAAGAATGAACACAAAGCGGATGATGGCACTGTCGAACTGGATTTCGATAATTACGAAGAAACGGAGGTTGAGCTACCCAGCAAAACCGAAACTAAGAAGAAAGTTGAGGTTGAGGAAGAAAAGCCTGAGACAGTTGTCGAGGAAAAAGTCGAGGTTGAGACTAAAGCTGAACCTGTAGAAGAGGATGAGCAGACCGAGGTAAGCAAGGGAGCGCAAAAGCGCATCAACCAACTTACTAAGAAAATGCGCGAGGCGGAACGTCAAAGGGAAGAGGCAATCAATTATGCGCAAGCTCAAAAGGCCGAAGCGGATAAGCTCAAAAGCCGAGTCAACACTTTAGACCATGGCTACTTAAACGAATACGGCGGTCGAATTAAAGCGGAACAAGCTCAAGCGCAGGACGATCTTAAAAAAGCCATGATGGCTAACGATCCGGATGGTGTGGTTGCCGCGCAAACTAAAATATCACAACTGGCGGTGTCTGCTAACGAATACGCGAAAGCTCAACAGCAGCAAGAGATGCGTACACAGCAAGCACAACAGGCCGCTCAACAGCCGCAACAGCCTGTACAACAACAGCCGCAAGCTGCTCCAAGACAACAAGCGCCTGATCCTAAAGCCGAAGAATGGGCGTCTCGCAACGAATGGTTTGGTAAAGATGAGGCCATGACGTTTGCAACCTTTGGGTTACATAAAAAAATGGTGGAAGAAGAAGGATTTGACCCATTGAGCGATGAATATTATGATGAATTAGATAACCGGCTTGTACGGACCTTTCCAAACAAGCTTGGTACACCAGATAACGGAAGTGGCAGAAAACCCGTCCAGACTGTCGCTAGTGGTTCCCGCAGTAAAACAAGTGGACGCAAAAACAGTAATAAGGTTCGTCTCACCCAGAGCCAAGTAGCGATAGCTAACCGATTGGGTGTGCCCGTAGAAGAATACGCGAAATACGTCAAACAATAGGAGACGCTGATGTCATCAACTAAAAAAGGGTTTGAGGGCACCAAAAGATCTCCTCGCGCAGACGACACTAGAGAAAAAACAGCCAAGCGGAAGCCTTGGGCTCCTTCTTCTAGTTTAGACGCACCACCTGCACCCGACGGCTATAAGCATCGTTGGATTAGAGCGGAAGCACGTGGATTTGCAGATACTAAAAACATATCTGCCAGATTACGTGAAGGTTACGAGTTAGTACGTGCGGATGAGCACCCTGACTTTGAAGCCCCCGTGATAGATTCAGGTAAATACGAAGGTGTAATAGGAGTAGGTGGGCTATTGTTAGCTAGGATACCCTTAGAGACTGTTGAAGAACGAAACAACTACTATCAAGGCCGTGCAACGGACTTGCAAGAAGCAGTCGATCAGGACCTTATGCGAGAAAACGCCCACAATACAATGTCTATCAGTAAACCTGAAAGACAAACTCGTGTTAAATTCGGTGGTCAGGTTAAAAACTGACCTTTTAGGAGATTAGTTCTATGGCGAACCAAGAAACAGCCTATGGTCTACGTCCTATCGGCATGGTGGGTAGTGGTCCCAATTCAACGGGTATCACTGAATATGAGATAGCAACGAATAACACCAATGCTATCTTTAACGGCGGTATCGTCGTCCCTCTAGCCAGTGGGTTTATTGACCAAGCGGGTGATACCGCAGGTGGTACAACTCAAGCATTAGGCGTGCTTACTGGAGTTATGTATCACGACTCTGTGCAAAAGAAACCAGTTTGGCTTAACTATTGGCCTGGTAGCAACAGCGTAAGCGTTGACACGAATCATCCTGTCATGGCTTATGTTGCTGACAACCCCAATCAGATATTCCAATGTGCTTCTGATGCATCTTTGACAGATAAAGCGACTGCTCAAGCAGCCGTCTTTGCAAACACAGACTTGGGCACTTCTGCCCGTACCGGTTCTACCGATACAGGTAAGTCAAACTCTCAAGCCAGTGTGGCGAACATTAATACGACAGCTACATTACCTTTGCGTATTGTGGGCATCGTAGATGATGACGCTAATGACGACTACACAGCGGCGGGTATCCCGCTCAAAGTGCGGTTAAACGCTCACTTTAATGCGGCAACTCGTTCGTTTGATTCACAGACGACTGCCGATTCAACCGGTATCTAAGGAGGCCCTGAATGACTATTTCTCGCGCTCAATTAGCGAAGGAACTAGAACCTGGCCTGAATGCCTTATTTGGGTTGGAGTACGACAGGTATGATGACGAAGCCGCAGAAATCTTCGACGCCGAAAGTTCAGATCGAGCTTTTGAAGAAGAAGTGATGTTGTCAGGCTTTGGCACAGCGCCTGTTAAATCGGAAGGTAGTGCAATTAACTTTGATGATGCGCAGGAGACTTACACTGCTCGTTATACAATGGAAACAATTGCTCTTGCTTTTTCCATTACAGAAGAAGCTGTAGAAGACAACTTGTACGACAAGTTAGCGACTCGCTACACTCGTGCATTAGCTCGTTCTATGGCACAAACACGGCAAATTAAAGGTGCGACTGTGTTGAATAACGCTTTCTCTACTGCATCACCAATAGGTGACGGAGCAGCGTTGTGTTCAGCAGCTCACCCAAGTTTGTCCGGCGATCAGTCTAACTTGTTGGCAACTCCTGCTGATTTGAATGAGACTTCACTAGAAGACATCCTTATTCAGATTGCTGGATTTACTGATGAGCGAGGCTTAAAGATTGCTGTTCGTGGCACTAAGTTGTTGATTCCTAAAGAACTTCAGTTTATCGCTGAAAGGATTATCAACTCTAACTTACGTCCTGGTTCAGCCGATAACGACGTCAACGCAATGAAGTCTATGGGAATGCTTCCTGAAGGAGCGGTTGTAAACCACTTCTTTACTGACGCAGACGCTTACTTTGTTAAGACTGACTGTCCAAACGGCTTCAAGGTCTTCAACCGTACTCCGCTAACTACGGGTACTGAGGGTGACTTTGACACAGGTAACCTACGCTTCAAGGCTCGTGAGAGATACGCTTTTGGCGTCTCTGATTGGCGTTGTGTGTTTGGTACACCAGGAGCCTAAGTAACTTTGAAGTTACACAAAAAGGGCGGCATTATTGTCGCCCTTTTTTTATTGGTTTATACTGCTACTGTTCACTGACTATCGCATCCCGTGATAGACACTAGCCACGACAGGAGAACACTACATGGCTACACATTTTAAAGGCCCGATTCTTTATTCGGCAGCCCAGAAAGGGCTTGAAAATTTAAACATAGGCGTATGGCCTGATCAATGCACTAAGTGGGACGATTTCGTAATGGAATTAGACACTGGCTGGACTGTTGTAAAAGACGCTGGCGCAGACGTGTCTATTGCAGCAGACGTAGCTAATGGCGTGTTGGTCATTACCTCTGCCGCTACCACTGATAACGATGGCGGATCAATCCAAGCTAATGAAATCTTTAGACTTCCTAATGTCCAAGGTGAAATGGTTTACTTTGAAACACGAGTCTATGTAGATAGCACATCAGGTTCTGGTGTGGGTCAAATGGACGCTTTCTGGGGATTGTGTGAAAACTTCGCAACTGACCCCGAAAATGGGTTTTTGTCGGCTAACCGTATTGGTTTCCAATTGGATGACGGCAGTGCAAGGCTTCGGTTAATTACCGAAAGTGGAGGCACTGAGACAGAAACTGTCTTGGCAAGCACTCACGACATGACTGACGGTACTTTCGTTACATTAGGCTTTACTGCAACCAAAGGTAAGGTTACTAATGGAACTGACGTAGTTCAATTTTATATAAATAAGCAACTGGTGGGAACACATACAACACACGTCCCTACTGCAAATGTGACTCCAGCTATTATTTCGGTCAGCGGAGATGGCACTGGAACTAAAAGCATGGGCATCGATTACGTGCTAACTGCACAAGATCGGGGTGTTGCTTACAACTTGAGCGTATAGCATGGCTACGACAACTCGTAAACGTGCTCGAAATGAAAGCGGGAAGTTTAGAGGGGATGACCCCTCTACTCCCGATATTAATGAAGCTTGGGAGGACACTACCGTGGCTACTAAAAAAGCTCCAGCTAAGAAAGCCGCAGCTAAGAAAGCACCTGCTAAAAAAGCTGCTGCTCCAAAGGCAAAAGCCGGATTACCACATCCTGGCAGTGCTGCATACAAAGCCATGCTTTTGCGTGGCGAAATTAAGGAGTAACTTATGGCGGGATCAGATGTTTTTTCTACCCATGTCTTGTCGTCCGACATTGCTGCTGCCGATCCAGATGGTGTTTGTACTACACAAAGCACCAGTGGTGCAGCTAATTTAACCATAGACGGCGCTCTTACGGACGGAGGTGTGGCTACGTTAATTCCGGCGCGAAACGCGACAATAACTTCTGCTGGTTCTTCGGAAACAGGTAAAACTTTTACTTTTACTGGCACAGATGCTAACGGAAACGCTGTAACAGAGGCTATTAGTGGTCCTGGTTCTTCAGCAACAGTTAGCACGACCAACGTATTTAAAACGATTACTCAGATTGCTGTCAGTGCTGCTTTGACAGGAGATGTCACGGTGGGTAGTGGAACCACTGTTTCGGAGACGATTTTTGCAGGAAGGGCGCGGATTAGAGGCATTTATTTTGTAAATACCAATAGCGCAGGTCCGTTGGCATTTAAAAATGGAAACAATGGCGACACTGTAATGACTTTGCAAACTGCGGGTACTCAAAATACTGCGGATTATCCAGATATACCCGACGAGGGCATTTTGTGTACGAACGGGGTTTTTGTTAATTTCTTGGCTGCTGATGTTGCAGCTTTTACGGTGTTTTATAACTAATGGCTACAACAAAAAACGTAGAGCGTTTACCCAGTGGGCGTTTGAAGTATCGAGGCGAAACTTTTTCTGGATACAACAAACCTAAAAGAAGCGTAAAAGGTGGCAAAAAGTCGGCAGTGTTGGCAAAAAAAGGAACTGAAGTTAAGTTAGTTCGATTTGGTGATGCCAAAATGACGATAAAGAAAAGTCAACCTGGAAGACGTAAAAACTTTAGAGCCCGTCACAATTGTGATACAGCGAAAGATAAGTTTTCTGCTCGTTATTGGTCATGTAAGGCATGGTAAATGTACGATTTAGAACAAACGATTACCGAAGAAATTAGGTCTTGGTCTAAAGAAGCATTAGAAAAGATCAATCCAAGTTTCGGAAACTTACCTCCGTGTCCATACGCGGAAAACGCATGGGCGGAAGATCGAGTCGGTATTTCTTTTAAAGTTTCTCCGACGTGGCAAGATTTAACCACTATTGTTTCTACATGGGATGATAAGAACGATTTAGTAATTTTAGTTGACCTTGATTATATGAAAGACAGGGAAGTGTTTTGGCAATATATCGATGGTATGAATGAAGGCATTGCGCAGGGCATATACATTGAAAAAGATATTTGGTTAATGGCATTTCATCCGGATGATGAGCCTAACGAATTAGTCTATGCGCACGAAGACTTGGAATCCATCATAGACACCGATTATGCAATGATATTTATACAACGATTGACAAAGTTGCATGAAGCAGCAGAAAAGTTAAAGAAAACAGGGTATTACAAAGAGTACGAAAAGCAGTTCGGTTTGATGGATATGCTTCGAGTACGCGAAACCTATTATCGGAGGCTAAAGCATGGCACGTAAAAAGCAAGGTTATAACGCACGGTTAGACGAATCTCTTGGAGAAAGAAACCGTGGTAAAAAAACGCAAAGTCTTAAATCTCGTAGAGATGAAAGTAAAGGCACGGAAAAGGCCATGGGAAAACGGGCCT